ATACTGAGAGCAAGAAAGATTTACCCATACCACGACTACCAATCAACATTGGAAACTTCCTATTCCACATTTCATAAAGAATCAGAGCTTGAAATGGAGAAAGTTCAATATTTAGTATATATTTACAGGCAAATGAGAAATATTCTGGCCGCATCATCAACCATGCAATACGTTCCAGTAATTTATCCTTATCCTCATCATCAAATACAAAGTCCATAGGATTAAAGAGATTATTTTCGTCTACTTCAATTCCTAGCCATGCATCATTTAGTTTTTGTTGCTGATCTATCATTCGATGGGTCCATTAGAAAGCTTTTGACTTTAGCATTTCTTGGGTCGTCAAAAAACCCAATTAATCCTGTAGATAGTCGCGAAACAGCTTTTTCTTCCTCTTCATTGTTTTGTAAATATGATAAGTGCCATACAGCATGTAGTATTTCATGTAGCAACGTGTCTCTGACTACAGACAAAGCTGTACCACAATAAATTCTGATCAACTTTTTCTCATTACAGCAATCTCCATAAGCTTCCCTTTCCTTGTGTAGTTTTTCCGACATTTCTTCGATGACATATTCATAGCCCAATACATAAGCCCTAGAAGGCAATTTCTTCATTCTCATTATGACTGTCCCTCTTGTGAAAAAGTTCATTCAGCCGTTTAAAAATACTATTACAGGTTAAAAACGCATTGTCCTTATTGCCGCAAAATATGATTTTTGTATCATACCATAATTGAAACTCAATTAAGCACTTTAATAGATATTTACCAGTGATCTTTACATGTGGCCTTAATTTTGCCGGAACTTTTGATCCTTGTGGATATTTTATCACATCTTCCATGTTAAATTCACAAATCAAAAAAGAAAACTCATAATCCTTCATCCTGTCCATCTCAGCTAAGAATGGAGTCTTTTTACGACCCAAATTCATAGCAATCTCCGATGTAGATGCTTTTCTTTCAATACATACAACATCTTCAAAACCTTTGAGAGTATAATCACCTGTATGTAGTGTACCCATATCCATACCCGCACACTTATCATACTCCGTGAAAGTCCATCCGTCTTTTTCTCTAGTATCCTTAATAACTCTGTATGATTGCATAATTACTTTCTAGTCACAGTAAGTGTACCGCCTTCAGCCCATTTTTCATGATTGTCACGCTCGTCTGTACGAGAATAAGTTATTTCTAAGGTTTTCGCAGCTCTTTGTTCGCTATACTTGCGTAATAAGTCTAGATAAATATTATCATCAAGAATTTCTGTAATAGTAATTGTTTGACCGGGCTTAAGTGTATCGATATCTTCGATTGTTGCTGTGCTAGCCGGTTCCGGTTCTGGATCTACTTTTGGTGCTGTGAAAGGTGCCGCAAAGCTAAATGGTTTTTTTTCGTCAGTCATTGGTATCTCCCTGATTAATCAGATTTAAAAGATAAGAAATGTAATGATTTTCCTTGCCGGTAATAGCCTTATGACATTTACTACATAAGGTGATACCATTACTAACATCATACCGTAAAGATGAAGCACTAGCCCATTTCATAATATGATGAACTTGTAATCTTGCTTTCCTACCCTTCTTTTTACACATTTTGCAGGTTCTTTTGTCCCTCTTGAGTACAGCCATCCTAAATCTCTTGTATTCTGGGTCATCATAGTTTCTTTTCATTTTTGATATCACTATCTACCATCAGTTTAACTAATTCACTAAATGAGGTCTTAGGTTTCCAGTTTAAAACAGTATTTGCTTTAGTAGCGTCTCCCTTTAGAAAGTCTACTTCCGCTGGCCTATAGAACTCTGGATCTATCACTACAAAGCTGCTCCAGTCGGAAATATTGATATGAGAAAATGCAACATCTAAAAACTCTCTAATTGTATGTGTTTCTCCGGTACAGATTACATAATCATCTGGATTATCTTGTTGTAACATTGACCACATCGCCTCGACATAGTCCCCAGCATAGCCCCAATCCCTTGAAGCATCTAAATTACCAAGGCGTAACTTAGGAAATGTAGACTTAATATCATCCGGCTGTAAATCCCAACCCTCAATAGCAATAACATCTCCATCAGCATGAGGTTTAACTGGATATTCTGAATATTTCCTACGCCATCTTGTATATTCACCTATCCATTTAGTAATTTTACGGGTTACAAAAGTGTCACCTCGTCTTGGACCCTCATGATTAAATAGAATTCCAGAACTAGCATGGACCTCATAAGCCTCCCTAAACAACCTCGTCATATAGTGAGCGGCACATTTTGCAATCGCGTATGGAGATTGCGGCAAAAATTTGGTATCTTCACGCTGAAATTTCAACTCCCCAAACATATCATAGTTCGCACCAAACATCTCGGACGAACTTGCCTGATAAAATCTCGCATGAAGCCCCAAATCAACTATGCTCTGTAGAATATTTAAACAGCCCTTGCCCGTAATATCCCACGTTAAGCCCGGTTGCTTAAAAGAAGTAGCCACATGTGACTGTGCAGCAAGATTATATATCTCATCTACATCAGTATGATCGCCCAAAATATTCATTACACTAAAAACATCTGTAATATCGCCCTCAACTAACTCAAATTCGCTATTATCTTCTAAATGTCTAATTCTTTCTGTCGTATCAACACTACACCTTCTTGCTACTCCAATAACAAAATAGCCCTTATCAAGCAATAAATCTGCCAAATGACTTCCGTCTTGTCCTGTAGCTCCAAAAATAATTGCCTTCATCTTATTTAGTCCTAAAAATTTTAGTAAAGAAAAAAGCCAAATTACTCTTTGAGAGTATCTGGCGTTAAAAAGGGTTGATCAACCCGTCCGTCCTCGTAATTTACATATTCTGACAAACGTTCTTTCTCATTTTCCATAGCCAGCCGCATTTTTTCCATATCGACGCCGATTTTGGAGCGAAATTGATAATCGGTTGCGATTTTTTTGACCAACGATGCGAATGTGAGTTTAGAATCTTCGATTGCTTTTACACGCTGCTCTCTCGTACCCTTCAAATCCTTCAACATTGTCGCCTTTCGGGCCTGTAGGTCCTTGTAATCCTTGGACAATGTCTCCTGTGACGCCCGAATGACCGCAACTTGACGCTCTAAATTAATAATTAGCTCCGTATCACGCTCATCTTTGGGAATTTGTTTCTCATTTTGGAGAACCCGCCCTATAGCTTGAATTTGTTCCTGGTTTTCGTGTTGTGCCCGCAAGATTCTGTTCATCAACACCTCTAATTTTATCGTATCTACTATCTGCATCTCTTCCGTATGGAATACATCGTCCTTAAACTGGCTCCACATCTTCTTAAAATGGAATTGAAACATCTCCAACTCCTCCGAAGTGAACTGATGAGACAGCTCCTTAAAATATGGCTTCGACTTTAACTCATTTGCTACAGCCGCCTCCTTCTTCTGCTTAGGAGAAAACCCAATATTCTTCTTGATCCAGTCGCGAACTGATGCCGGGTCGCGATCTAGCTCCACTGCCATCTGGTCAGGAGAAAGAACCTCGGCGTTCGCCTCGATAAAATCCATCTCTTCGTTGGAAAATCTACCCTTCTTCATTATACTCTCCATTAATGATTTCCTCAATTACTCTAATCACATTAGCCTTACGGCTTTTTGGTAAAGGAGAGTTGTTACGGAGTTTTAAATAGTCGCGACGTAGGTGTGGGGGGAGCTTTTTATCAATGAGGGCCGTTATCTCTCTTATGTGGGCGTCCGTAACCGTGCTATCCTTGGTGGAGATAGAATACAGGCAGTCAATATCTATGGGTTCAAGCAGGTTTTTTTTGCGGTCCTGGATCTTTTGGGCACTACCGTGGTCTTGACGATAATAATTATCCCGCTTAAAATTCTTCAGACGGTTGTTGACATGTGTATAAAGAAAGTTTTCCAGGGGCTTGTCAGAATGATAGCGTTCCAAAGCTTCGAGGGCAATAATAAAAGCCTCTTGCTCAATATCTTCTATGTCATAGGACGCAAACACATATTTAGGGGCTAGTTTTTGGGCCACTTTCGTAATAACTGAAAGAACATGTGCTTCATCCATGTGCTCCGGTATCTTCATGGGCTTTGTCTTGTTCGAGATTTGTTTGTGGCTTGCCAATAATAGAGGCTATGCCGCCAGATGGATCTGGTATCTGCTTATCTAATATGCCCCGCACCTCTTCAGATAACTGAGCTGTACTTCTAGTGTTTAATTGCATTTTTTCGCTCACGTTGGGTTTCCTTATAAAAAACTTAGAACCAATCCAATAGCTTGTGGGTCAATTAGCCTATAAAAAACACATAAATATTATATTTGGGGCATTTTGTGGCAATTAGGTGCTAATCAGAATACATTGGGTGTGACACCTACAGGTTTTTGTTTCAATTGTGTTTGAACCACCCCGGCATTTTTCCGCACACAAGCGACATTTCAAGCTGAACAAATAATTCCCAGACATAATAATACGGTTTCAAATATGGGAATCATACACAGATACTTTTTATTATTTATTTTTGTGAATTTTGGCAACTTACCTATTGACTTTCGGGTGAATGGACGATATAATACATACAGACACGAACGACACAACAAAGGAAAAGAGAAATGACAGTTTGGGTTTTATTCTGGGAAGTAGAGTACGAAGGGCAGCAGATACTGGGAGTGTTTGCTACACGCGAGGAAGCCGAAGCCGCGATGACCGAAGACGACCTTGCCGATGAATATATTGGGGAAATGGAAGTCGGTCGACTTTACCCATTCGGGGAAATTTGTTCGGAATAACTGTTGACAAACGGCTGAGATGTCGATACAATAAACAGACACAAACACAAACAAAGAAAGAAACGACATGAGTGAAATTGCAATTGAGTTTTCTGGAACGATTGTGGCTGATCCTTATAAGCTGAAATTCCTCAACGTTGAGGATGATAATGCCGAAACTATCAACGGAGTACGGTGGGCGAAACTTCCCCCATCCCAGCGAGAAGACTACATCCTTGATTGCGGTCTGTATTTCAGGCCAAGTGGAGAGACGTTGAAAGTCTGGCAAGAGCTTCTGGAGGATTCAAAATGATGGATATTCTTCAGAATAACTGTTGACAACTGTCGTCAAATGACGATAATACTTGCATGACAAACGCAACACAAAACAAGGCTGACAACAT